TATATATTTACTTTCTTTATTGATAAATGGTTTTAGTTTATTTGTAGCCGAAATAAATTTAATATTATAATTATTACAATCTATAAAATATTGAGATATCATGCCCTGAATAGTTTTCATTCTATTAGCAATAGGACTTATTTGATTTTCCAAAATAATTTGGTCAATAGTAGATAAGTCAAAATTTTTAAATAATTCATTTAATTCGTTTTTTATACTAATTCCTATATCTATTAAATTTACATTGTTTGCATTAACACTTTCAATTGCTTCAAAACACGTAGTGTTTAAATATTCTTCTAATAATTTTATTAATGAAGCTTTATTAATAGGTTTTTCTATTTTAATTTGATATTGTTCAATTAGTTTTGAGAGATTAGCAACAGATTGTTTATGTAATGTTTTAATATTACATGTTGGTAAACTATATTCTGATTTTTTTGTATGATTTTTACAATAAAAAATATTGTCTTTATGAAATTTTGCTTCTTTTGAGCAACATTTTTCATTACAAGAAATTAATTTGTTACATAAATTTATAACATCCCATTTAATAATTTTAAAATCCTTAAATTCATTAGTATTATTTTTATTATGTATAGCATCACATTCTAAAATCACATATGCCAAATTTTTAATGCCTATATCTATGCTTAATATTTTCATTAATATTATATTTATTATTACAAATATTATATAATTAATTATATAATATTTATTTATTTCTATATATTATAATAAAAGTTTATTTATTAGCAGCTAAGCATACTGAATAGTTTAATCTATAAAGATAATACCCTAATATAAAGATAAAAAAATATAATATTGCGAAAACTAGCATTTTGTAATACTTTTTATATATGGCTATTAGTCCTACAATTATTGCTAAAAATGCTAATGCCAAAGCCGCCCATCCTAAAACATAAAAATACATACAATGACCTTTATTTAAAGGTGTCATCAAACCATCAAAAAAATTCATAGTTTATAATATTATATAATATTATAAAATATAATAAAATATTATAAAATATAATAAAATATTTTTAATTAGCATTAATTACATACTTTGATACATGTTTTTGCGCATCCAATTGTTGCCTAGATAAATATATATTTTTTAAGTCACTTGTTTCATAACCATATGGTTGATCACGAGATAAAATTGAGTTAAAAATATAAGGAGTTTGATTAGATACTAAAGGTTCAGAGTTATAATTTGTATTTATTCCACATTCAGCAATAGAAACATATTGATTATTTTTTATAATAATATCAGCATTTACTTGTAAGTATTTCCTATAGTCACTATTATTTTTTATATTTTTATTATTTTGAAAAACACTATCGTTGAGTGCCGATGAATAATAATTGCTAAATAATCTAGAGTCCTCCATTAAAGGAGGAAAATTAAAGTGAATATTATTTGAACCACTATAACAAGTTCCCCAACTCATAAAATTAATATTATATTATGTAATAATATTAATTTTTTATAGATTTTATATTAAAACTTATTTTATAAAAAGTATGCTCATTTTATTATAAATTTTTATTATTTTTGTAATAGTTTTACTAAATCAGACTTTTTCATTTTTTGAGCACTTTCATTATCTATTAAATTTTTTGTTACAACCAAAGTTTTTAAATCATCTACCTTCATTTTTGAATAATTTTTTCTTTCACCTGTTTTATCATTTGTATCTTGAATATTTTCTAAATTAATTATTTTTGGATTACTATTTGTATTATCTAATGTAAATGAATCTAAGTTTATAGGTAAATTTTTTAAAAATGTTTCATCATCAAAACTTGATATAGTTTGTTCGTTTACTTCAATATTTTCTGAAGTTATTAAATCTTCTAAATCTTCTAATTTATTATTAACAATAGTTAAATTTTCTAATTTGTTTTTGTCATCATCATCCTCATTACTATCATCTTCATCTTTATCATCATCTTCATCATCGGCTTCGTCATCATCATCATCGGCTTCGTCATCATCATCATCGGCTTCGTCATCATCATCATCGGCTTCGTCATCATCATCATCTTCATCTTTATCTTCTTCATCATCATCTTTATCTTCTTCATCTTCGTCATCTTTATCTTCTTCATCTTCGTCATCTTCATCTTCATTATCTGATACAGATATTTTTTCCCCTAAATTAATTTTCTTAACTTTATCAAATTCTACATATTCACTTCTAGTATTTTCAACATTATTAGTAGTATTACTAGTAGACATAGATTTATTTAATAAACTAAAATGTTGCATTTGAATATTATAGTTCATAATAAAGTTTTGTAAAATTTTACCATGCTCAATAACACTTTTTTCTAATAAATTTAGTCTTCTATAGCAATATAACATAATTCCTCCACTTATTAATAAAATTAATCCAAAAGTTAATAAAAATCCTGAATCTATAAATTTAAATAAAATTGACATTTATATTAATGTATAATTATATTATTTTAAGTATTGTTTAACGAATAATATATTTAATTTTTCATATTTGTAATAATATTTTCTGGATAATTTAAATCTTTAAGTACCTTCATTGCTCCTTTTACTTTTGAAATACCTTTTTTTATTTTATAAGTATATTCAAAATCTTTAGAATTAGTATTTACTTTCATGTATAAATTATTATTTTGTTTATTTAATTTTTTACATAATTTAGTATAATGTGTTGTTAAAACATAATCTATATTATTAAATTTATTTAAATAATTTAAATAACCATAAGCACTATTAATTGCTTCATCTGGATTAGTACCGCTATATAATTCATCAAATACACAAAAGTGATTTTTGGAACTATTGTTTTCAATTGCTTCTAATATATTTTTACATTGTCTAGCTTCAGCTTGATATAAACTATCACGTCCTCCAGTATCTGGAATATTTATATAGCAATGAATAAAATCGTATATTTTTACTGAGGCACTATTATAAAATCCACACCCTATTTGTTGAGATAAAATAATGTTAAACAATGTTGATTTTAACAAAGTAGTTTTACCAGAAGCATTTGGACCAGTAATAATTATATTTTTATCTAGTGAATATGAATTTTTTACAATTTTAGTTTTATTAGCTTTACTATTTTTGTTATTAGTTTCATTAATGTAAATTTCTTTAGTGCAAATTTCTTTAGTAGAAGTTTCTATAGTATTTAAGTTAGCAAAATAAGCATCTTTAAAAGAGGTAGGTTTAGAATTATTATAATTACAATAATTCATAACTTTATTATTTATAAAGTTTTGCAATGTTTCTAAATTTTTCAAATAACCATTAAATCCAAATGAAAAATATAAGCTATTTATAATAGTTTCATTTTTATTTAAACAATAAAAACATTTCATTAAGTGTCCTAATTCTACTAATTTATGAATATTTAAAGTATATGGTGTAATTTTATTCAAATCATCTAAATAAGATGTAAAAATACTTATATTTTTGTTAATAGCATCATTAAAAAATTTATAATTAACTAAATCTTTAGAATATTTCAAGAAATTTTTATATTTATTTAAAGAAGTCACAATATATTGTTTTAAATCATATAAAGTTTCATGAATATATTTAATATTTGTAAAATATTTAATACAACTAGTGAAATTTAAGTACATTTGAAAAATATAGAACCCAAAACTAAAAAGCAAGTAAATTTTATTTGTAAAATTAGTTTTACTAAATGAAGTAAATAATTGACCAATAATATGATTGGAAAATACATTTTTTAAGTGTTCAAAATATAGTCCAAATGTTATTTTATGTCCTTGTAGTTTTATTATGAAAAAAGGGAGTAAAAGAAATAATATTGGAATAAGCAAAGAAAAAACAGGGGATGAGAGATTATAGATACTTAAAAATTGTAAGCATAAACTATTATTATTAAAATTACTTAATAATGGTATGTCAATATATTGATAATTATTTATAAATCCATTATCAAATATAACATCTTCACATTTATTATATAGTGCATCATCTTGAACAACGGTTGTGTTTTCGCTAAATTCTACTTTTTTTAAAGTATTATAATTCTTTAATAATAATTGCGTTTCTAATAAAAAATCAACATTATTTGTATAATATTTAGACCATTTATTAATAATAATTTTTTCAAATATATTCTTAGGATCAAAAACATGATAATATAAATTATATGATTCATTAGTGTTGTCACATATATTTGATACATCACTTAAAGGTGATTTGGTTTTTACTAATTCTAAATCATTAATAATATTGTTGTTTAAAAGTTGAACACTTGAATTCTCCAAATATTCAATAGGCAACTTGAAAGAATCTACATATTTTTCTTTAGTATTAAAATTAGAGTCTTCATAAAAATTCATTAGTGTGTTAATAAAATTCATCTTATTAATAATAATAACAATTACTTTATAAATATTAATATAACGAAAATAATTAAAAAAATATTATTATAATTTATTAATTATAATATTATATGTTAATTTATGATACACAATTTATTAATAATTATTATAAAACTTTGGAACATAAAAAATTAGAACATTGTGTTCAAAGTTTATTAGATACATTATTAATAACAATTAACAATGATTTATCATTAAATAATTATGAGCAAGAATCTGATAATAAATTAAAGAAAAAATCAAAATATAAAAAATATGATAGTTATAATGGATCAAAAGATTTCAATTTATTAAATAAATATAATAAATCAATACAACCAACTATTATTCCTGTTAGAAAAGTTCCAATTGATAAAACTAAAATAAATATTGCTAAAAGTAATATAAAAGCATTATTAAATAAATTATCACCATCCAATTATAATAAATTAGAAAAAGAATTTTTAGTTATTTATAATGAATTGCTAGAGTCAAGCATTGATGAAAGCATAGATGAATTATATTCTATGGACAATTATATAATTGATTATATTTGTTATAATAATTTGTCTTATAGTTCAATATATGTTAATATTTTCTTTTCATTGCTTGCTATTTATAATACTAAAAATTATAAGTTAGAAAACATATTTTTATATAATTTATTAAAAGAAAAATATGAAGAATTTTCTAATTTTGAAAAAACTATTAAATGTACAAATAATAAAGGCGAAGATGAGTTTTCATTAAATAAAAATAATGATAAATATAAATGCTTTGTAATTTTTATAATAAATATTTATAAAAAATTATTTGTTTATGAATTAGAAAATGTAGAAACAAATGATTATTTGTTTAAATTATTTATTAATACACATATTATTGAAGAATTTGTTTTACTCTTAACTGAATTTTTCATAACTAATTTACAAATTGAAAACAATAGTGCTTATTGTGAAAATATATTAGAGTTTTTAATAACAATATATAATGAATTATTTAAAGAAATAAGAATTATCAAAAAAATAGATTCACATTTAAAACTATATGAAACTATTAATTTACTATTAGTTAATAAAAGTAACTATATTTGTTATACAAACAAAATAAAATTCAAATTAATGGATATTCAAGATAAATATAAAAAATATATTTTGGTTTAATTTTAATAACAAATACAATAAATATAATTAATATAATAGTTTAAAAATACATTTATAAAAATAAATAATAATATATAAATGATTACATCTAATATTGATAGCAAAGTAGAATATGCTATTATAAATAATATAGATAAATCTGATTTAAATCACGAAGCATTTGTATATAATGCAAAAATATATAATAAACATATAAAATTCGTGTTAGGAACACCTAGATTTGATTTTTTAAGCAATAATATTATATATTTTAATATTTATTTAGCAAATAATGGTTCAGTTGTATCAAAAATAGGTATATATGAAACTAATAATAGTGACTATACTTCATTATTAGATGCTAATGGGGATGTTGATTTAAATAAAATGTCTGAACCAATCATATTTTCTTTTGCCAAACCATTAATTATGAATAATTATGAATTAATTGATAAATTTGAAACTATGTCTAATGCTAGTGATTTTAATAGTAGTGATAATGATTCTAATATTAGTACTATTGAAAGCATTACTAGTGATGAGGATGATGATGAGAATGATGATGATGAAAAACAACAAAAACTTTCAACTACAGGCTATGATTTAATGGAACTAAACAGTCAAACAAAAGAGGAAAGTGATTATGAAATGAGTAAATATGAAGAAGATCCATCACAAAAATGGATTAATAATTATTTAAGAAGCAATAAATATGAGATAGTAGATAATGAAGGAGGCGGAGATTGTTTTTTTGCGGTTTTACGAGATGCGTTAAGAAGTGTGAAAATAGATACATCGGTCAAATTAATTCGTGAAAAATTAGCAAATGAAGTTGATGAAGAAATATTAGCAACTTATAAAGAGTTTTTTGGATTATTTTATAATAACATGAAAACATCAGAAACCAAATTAAAAGAACATAAAAAAAAACATTATACATTAAAAAAGATGATTACAGCAACTGCCGATGGTCCCGATAAAATAAAAATGATTAGTGATGCTAAATCTAATTTTGATAGTATGTCTTCAATTAGTGATCAAAACAAAGAATTAGAAGAATTAACAAGAGAATTTGAATTTATGAAAGATGTAGAAACAATAGACGATTTAAAAAAAGTAATAATAGAAGTAGGCGGCAAATATTGGGCAGATAATTGGGCACTAGTAACATTAGAGCGATTGTATAAAGTGAAATTTATTGTTTTATCACAAGACCATTTTTTAAGTGGCGAAAAAGAACTAGTGTTACAATGTTCTGAAGCTGATAAAAAATTACAAACACAAGGCATTTTTGAACCATCTTATTACATAATGACCGATTATATTAAAGGTGTTCATTATAAGTTAATAACTTATGATAAAAATATAAAACGCGGAGCATTAACATTTAACGAATTACCATATAGAATAAAAGAATTGGTTTTAGAAAAATGTATGGAAAAAGGTGCTGGACTATATGTTTTAATACCTGATTTTAAAGCATTTGCTAATACAAATGGGGTTCAAACATCAACTATTAGTAAAACTAGTAAGTATGATTCTTTAGTAAATACTAAAACTCCTAAATCACAAGATTATAGTGATTCAATAATTATTCAAATATATAGTAAATCAAAACACGAAAAAGTAGGTGAAGGTAGTGGAGAATCTATAAAACCAGAATTAAAAACATCGAAAAATGTTTTAGAATTAAATAATAAGAAAAAGTATCCAGAATGGCGTAAAAAATTAGATAATGATTATTTAGTTCCTAATCTAGTAATTGATGGAAATAATTGGGCAAGTGTAAAACATTATATGTTGGGTTCTCGATTTAAAGAATTGGTTGATTTATATAGCAAATTTATGAAAAATGGAGAAGTTGGAACAAATAGTGAAGATGCGTTAAAATTATATAATTCTAATATTGTTAAAAAGTCTGTTAAAAGTGTAATCCTTAATGATGAGGAATTTAAGAAAATAGAGTCGGGTTTATTGGAAAAAGCATTGTATTCAAAATTTACACAAAATGATGAATTAAGAGAAATCTTAATATTAACAGGTGATGCGTTAATTAATGTTTTTAAACAAACTAAAGGAGCAAGTCCAGCACTAGAATTAATGAAAGTTCGTAAATTAATAAGTAAATAAGTATTTTTATAATATTTTTTATAACATATAATATTTTTTATAACATATAATATTTTTTATAACATATAATATTTTTTATAATATTATATATTAGCACGTATGTATTAGTCTATATTATTTATTTCATTTTGTGATATGATGCTTTGCATTTAGGATCTTTTAACGCATCTCTAAAATCCATTTTGTTGGCTCTTGAAAAATTTTTGACATGAGTTATCCATTTGCTAACTTTTCCTTTGCGTGATTTTCCTTTGTGTATTTTGCCTTTACGTCTACGTTTGCCACCATCTTGATCTTGTTTTTGTTCTCTTGATTCTTCTGATTGTGATTGTTGTGATTGTTCTTTTTCTTCGTTATTTTCATCATTATTGCCACCTCTGTACATTTTTTTCATATATTTTTTTGATTTTCTTTGCGATCTTTTTCTGGAATTTCTTTTTCCGCGTGTTCTACGTGTTCTACGTGTTCTACGTGTTCTACGTTTACCACCATATGTAGAATATGCTAAACCAGAGCCAGATTCATATGATTCAATACCTCCTTGATCTTCTTCTGTTAAAGACGCAGCAGTCATTTTATATATATATTAAATATTATAATAATTAAATATTATAATAATTAAAAATGTTATAATATTTATTTACTTCTAAATAATTATATATATTTATTTACTTCTAAATAATTATATATTTATTTACTTCTAAATAAAAATATATATTTTTGCATTTTAAATTAAAAAAATTTATTTAATAAGTTTATAAGTTTTATGTGAATTATTCTTATTTTTACGTGTATTATTTTTATAAATTAAATGGGCACATTTTGTATATAATAAATATTCTTGAAGTAATGAATGTTTAATTTTTTTTACTTTTTCTTTAAGTTCTTTTATTTTCATAGCTGAGTCAAACTTAGTGTCTTTATAATTATTCAATTCTTCTTCTAAATCTTTTATATTATTTAATAAAACTTTTAAATCATTATTTAAAGTTTTATATTCTTCTTTAGAATATGACGCTTTTGACTCGCTTAATGATGCTTTCTTTGCTTTATATTCAATTTTCATATTTTTAATTTTATTTTTTAAAGAAGCAATTTGCTCCTCTACATCATTAGCAACATTATCAAATTTTTTATTTAAATAAACCGCATCTCTCAATTCTTCTGTTTCAATATGTGTCATTAATATTGGAACATTAATCATAATAGGTTGTGCAAATTGTGTTGGGTCTTTTTCCCTATTTAAATAACTAATAAGTCCAGTTAATTTATTTGCCAAAAGTTTAACTCCATTAGTACTTAATATATTATCAGATGTCATAAATTGTTTTTTAAATTCTTCTTTATTTGTAGTTATTTTATCAGACTCATGCTCTATAAAAAGATTAATTAGCGAAAATAATTCAAGAGGACTATTAGTAAAAGGAGTTGCGGTCATAATTAATAATTTACACGAATCAAAACCAGATACTTTATAACTATTGCTTATTAAGTGTTCCATAATTTCCATATTTGGACGCTCTGATGCTTTTAAATCTCCGCCATATAATTTATGTGCTTCATCAATAATTATAAGTGTTTTTTTTAATATGTCTGTTGACCCATTTCTCTCAAGTAATATATCATAAATTTTGTTTTTTCCGGCCAATAAATTGCTAAATTGTTTATATGACATAGGTTCTAACCAACTTTTTGATAGTAATTTTTTGCGTTCATTAATATTTTCCGGAATGATTAATCCTTTTTCAATTTCATCTAATATAATGGTGTGGCATATTTGGTCAAATATATTTTTCCAAACATCGCTCTTTAAAGTTGTTCGTGTGACCCATAATATTGAATAACCTTGTCTCTCAAAACTTGTTGTTGCTGTTGCTACACCAGTACAAGTTTTACCAGTTCCAACCGAGTGCCATAACAAAAGTCCTTTATAAGGTGAATCAGGAGTAAAATAATGTGTTATAAATTTTTGTGTAGGATTTAATTCAATCTTATTTGTAGCATTAGCATTAGGATTAGGATTTGGTAAGCATTTATTTTCTATAACCATCTTTTCCCATACAAATTCTTTAACATAATATGTTTTTTTTATATAATCTCTCATTTTAGTAAAATTTAATTTGGAAAATTTATGTTTTCTAGAAGATTTATTAGAGTTCATAGACTTAGTAATTAATTTGTAAGATTGATTATTTTTTTTGCCTTCATATAATACTAATGGATATATTTTATTGTCATCATCAGCATCATCATTTATTTTTAATTCTAAAGCATTTAATTCATTTTTCATTGCTTGTAAATTTTTAGTATTTTCAATAATATCTGGAATTTTAGTATATCGTTTTGCCCATTCAAAATTTAGTTGAGAGCAATATTTATTGTCCAAATTTTTCATATAATCACATAAAAATTGACGCTTATTTGATTTATTAGTAGTCAATAATTTGCTAGGATGTTTATATTTTTTATATACATATATCATAAAGTCAGCACTTATAGGTATATCATTAGTATTTTTTTTACCACATTTTCCGTGACATTTAATATAATCTATTTTGAAAAATTTAGATTTAGAATTTGGATTTTTATATTTATTAGCACCACCCATTAAATAATAATCACTATTCATAAACTCATTATTTAAGTCACTAACATTATGCATATTTTGTGTTAATTCATAATCAACTGCCAACATAGGTGCTAAATTATATAGTTGTTCTGATAATGAATTCATTGCTTTATCATATGTACTATAACTTAACGTAGCATCATTATATTTTTCCATATTTTTGAATAACACTACTTCTTCATCACTTGGTTCATCCTCATCATTTAGTAATGCTTTGTTAGTATATAGTGAACTACTTACAATTTCAGGCACTGTTAAATAATAATTATATACATATAAAGGCCATCCAATATTTTCTTGAAATGGCAATCCTTTTTGACCGCATGTTCTTGTGGCACGCCCTATTGTTTGCTTCAAGTCAGCAATAGTTAATGAAGGTTCAAAAATATGAACATATTTTACATCAAACAAATCAATCCCTTCTTTAAAACCGCTATCAAAAATTATTAATCTTACATTTTTTCCATTTATGTTTGCTGGACGTTCATTAAAGGTTTTTAAGACTTCTTTTTTAATTTTTTCATTGAAAGTAGTATCATAAATAGTATTTGAACACAATAAAGCAAAATTTTTATAATTAGAGTTTTGAACATCTAAATATAAATTTAATTTTTGTTTTTTCCCCTTTTTTGCTTTGATTATATTATTATAACCATTTGCCTGAAATGCGGATGCTATTATTTTTGCCCCATAACCACCTTCTTTTACATCTGAAAATATAAAATGTTTAAATTTATGACCATGATTTACTTGATCTTGAGCATCTAGTTCTTTAATATTATTTAATAATTGCATCATTTTAGGCGAAGCCTCTACTAAGTCTAGATTTAATTTATTTGGATCATATAGTGATTTATCAAATTTATGATAACCAACTATTTTACTAAAATTAGCTGTTTTTCGCATACAACTAAATATTCTAGCTCTTGTGGCTCTGAATGTGCTTTTATATTTTGGGTTTTTATTTTTTTGATGTGTTTGATTATTTGTTTGTTTCTTTGTTTGACTTGCCGAATTACAAAATTCATTATTTTGATAGCATTCTAATATTTTGTTAAAATCATCACTATTAATAGTACCTCCTTTATCGGGATGATTTATTTTTAACCATTTTCTAGTTATAGATTTATCATTTAATTTATATTTACACATTAACTTTTTACAAGACATTTATAATTATTATATACTATAAATATTAATAATTATAATAGTTATAATAATAATACTTAATAATACTTAATAGAATATAAAAAACAATAAAAAAACAATAGAAAAAACAATAAAAAAACAATAGAAAAAACAATAAAAAAACAATAGAAAAAACAATAAAAAAACAATAGAAAAAACAATTAAAAAAAAAGAATTGATAAAAAATAATTTAATGATTAATTAACTTTATAACTTATTAATGACCTATACTTTATTAATAGTAGAATCTCCAGCAAAATGTGGAAAAATAGAAAAATTCTTGGGAACTAATTATAAAGTTATTGGTTCTTATGGACACATAACTCATCTCTCAAATTTAAATCAAATAGATTTTAAAAATAATTATAAACCAACTTTTAATATTATTGACTCTAAACAATCTCAAATTACTAAAATGCGCAAAGTCATTAATGGTGCTAAAGAAGTAATTTTAGCAACAGATGATGACCGAGAAGGCGAAGCAATTGCGTGGCATATTGCCGAAGTATTTAACTTAAATATAGCAAATACTAAACGCATAGTTTTTCATGAAATTACTGAACGGGCAATTAAAAATGCTATTGCTAATCCAAGAACAATAAATTTAGATTTAGTTTATGCTCAACAAGGTCGCCAAATTTTAGATTTAATTGTGGGTTTTACTATAACTCCATTATTATGGAAACATATTGTTTCAAATAGTAAAAATGCTTTAAGTGCTGGGCGTTGTCAAACACCTGCACTACGACTAGTATATGATAATTATAAAGAAATTAAAGAATCGCCTGGAAAATTAAGTTTTAATACTATTGGTTATTTTACTAGTCAAAATATTCAGTTTACATTAAATATAAATCATGAAACACATGAATCAATGAAAGATTTTTTGGAGCAAAGTAAAAATTATAAACATATGCTAACTAGGGCAAAAGAACGTGAAACTATTAAAAATCCACCGCAACCCTTCACTACATCTGGACTTCAACAAGCTGCCAACAATAATATACATATTTCTCCAAAAGAAACAATGGAATTAGCACAAAAATTATATGAAAGTGGATATATTACATATATGAGAACAGATTGTAAAGTATATAGTCAAGAATTTATTGAAGAAAGTAAGATTTATATAATTGAAAAATATAGACACGAATACATTAATCCAGAAATAAATAAATTAATTCAAAGCAAGGATGCTACTAAAAATGCTAATAATGTAAAAACTACTCCAAATAATAACAACGCACAAGAAGCACACGAAGCAATACGCCCCACATGTATTAATATTGAAAATTTAGACAATGAAGAAGCATTTAGTACAAAACATAAAAAATTATACAAATTAATATGGTCAAATAGTTTAGAAAGCATGATGGCTCCAGCAGTATATAAAGTATTAGTTGTAAATATTAGTGCACCTCAAGAGGCATTATACAAATATAGTGCCGAAGAAAATATATTTCTTGGTTGGAAAGCAGTGCTTGGACTAGAAGAAGAAAAATATTATGACTATTTAAAAAATATAAAAGAAGATGTAATAATTTATAAAAAAATTACTTGTAAACAAACACTTAAAGAATTAAAATCACATTATAGTGAAGCGCGTTTGGTTCAATTATTAGAGCAAAAAGGTATTGGTCGTCCATCTACATTTTCATCATTGCTAGAAAAAATTCAAGAACGAAATTATGTAGTTAAGCAAGATGTAGAAGGAAAAAAATTAGAAGTTATAGATTATGTACTGTCAGAAAATAACATTATTACAGAAAAAGGAGCAAAAGAGTTTGGAAATGAGAAAAATAAATTAGTAATAACACAAATGGGAATATTTGTAATTGAATTTTTGATTAAATATTTTAATACTTTATTTGACTATACTTATACAAAAACTATGGAAGATGAATTAGATAATATAGCACATGGAAAAAAAAAATATTATGAATTATGTGATGAATGTAATAGTTTTATTACTTCGTTAATAAATTCCCAAAATTTAATCATTAAAAGCGATTGTACTTTAGAAAATGGAGAGAACGGAGAGAAATTAGAAAAACTAAATATAAAAATAGATGCTAAACATACATATTTAATAGGGAAAAATGGACCTACTATTAAATTTACAAAAGAAGATGGAAGTCTTGGATTTTATGGTGTTAAAAAAGATATAAATATTGAAAAACTTAAAGAAGGTGGTTACAAATTGGAAGAATTAATTGAAACAAAAGAAGAAACTAGTAAATTATTGGGTGTTTATAATGAGGAAAATGTATATTTAAAAAATGGAAAATTTGGTTATTATTTGGAATGTGGACAATTACGTAAATCTCTCAAAACAATTAAAATAAATGTCCCTTTTAAAGAAATAAAAATAGATGATGCGCTAACAATATTAAAAGATTGTGATTCAGAAACTAATGGACTAGTTCGTAAAATATCAAATGATCTAGCAATTAGAAAAGGTAAATTTGGAGATTATTTATTTTATAAAACACCAACTATGAAAAAACCACAATTTCTAAAATTAAACGAATTTAATGATGATTATAAAAATTGCTCTTTAGAATTTTTAAAATCATGGATTAAAGAAAAATATGACTTATAGAATACACATTACATAATGCATTTATTCTAAATCTATAGATTGATTTATAACTGAAAAAATTATTATAATGGCAACTAAAAATATTACAAATAGTATTTTATTTTTTTTGTATAAATAGAAAAAATTTTGTCTCATTTATAAAATACATATATTTTAATTTACAATTTACAATTTACAATTTACAATTTACAATTTACAATTTACAATTTACAATTTACAATTTACAATTTACAATTTACAATTTACAATTTACAATT